CATCCTGATACCCATGCAAGTTTATCCAGTCGCATATTGCCTTGGTTAAGCCGTTGGCTGTTGCAGGTTTATACGCTGTTTTCGCTATATAATTAGGAGGTATGCTAGGGTGCGTTATTGAATACCTCTCCACCTTCAGCTCATGGAGCCTGTTTTTATGTTCTTTTTTCATGGTTTCAATGTTACAATAGTTACAGCATCATTTTTCCAGCATTTTACCTTGTATTTTTGTCCTGGAGGTAAATGCAATTTCTCTGCTCCTAGGGTTGGTATTGTATCAGTATATCCTAACACCTGGATATAATCATAATCATTGATGCTGTACGCATCACATTTTTGTGCTGATTTGCAGCCTGCCAATATACTAATCAGCAATGCTAATTTCAAAAAATCTACCATGTTGATCTCTATTTTTTATGAATTTATAACCTTTATATGTGGCCCATGAAGCTACCCATTTGAGGTACTTTCTGCTATCCAAATCCTTAAAACCATTCGTATCCTCCTGGAAGCTCTCAATGGAGCTCTTATTATAATGCCTGGTGCCTAGCCCGATGTTACCATCCATCACGAAATCATAAAACTCCTTACAGGTGCTCTGTATAAAACGCTTAGCATCTGCATTGATTGATTTGCTCTTGAGTAGGCCATTTTGCAGGTACATCTGTAGGTTGTTCAGCATATAATTGTCGAATGCTGTCCATTCTAAGGCTGTCCATTCATCAAATAGTAACCTACCATACTCATCCTGTGGGTTGCGTTGTGAATTGAAGTACTGGAAAAACTCTATCTCATGCCTTCTCCTGTCATGTGAGGTGCCTGCTCCGGATATTACATAATTGGTAGTTATGACTATCTTAGGGCTCCGTTCAAAAGGGATGTATATTTCATCCTTATTTTTCCTGTTGACTGGGATGCCCTCGGTGATCAATGAGAATAACTGCTCAAAATCAAAATGCTTTCTCACATCATCAAAGGCCAGCACCTGGGTATCTAGGTTCACTCTCTGATATACAAAATCATTCTTTGATGGGTTGTAGGCCTTCCCATCTATCTTAATAATTTTGCGGATGTTACCGATGGCCGTTAACATCAATGATTTACCACTCCCTCCGTTGGGATTGTCATCAATCTCCTGATCATTAAATATGATTGCCTTCTGATCTGTTTTGTCTTTAAACGTATGTATCAGATATCCCAGGGTTGACTCCATTGCTTTAATCCTATCCTGGTCCTGGTTAGATACCTTATGTACAAAATCCTGAAAATTATTTGCATGAGTATCTAATCGGGTAAAATTTCTTTTTATAATCTGCTCATGCCAGATATATCCATCAATATCAATATAACTCAGTAGATCTATCTGGTCCTTTGTTACCCTTACCACTCCATTAAGGAATGGGATGTATGATGCATTTCTGGTATCCTGGAGTATTTTCATGTTAATACTTTCCAGCATATTGAGATGGCTCTCGGTGAAGAGCTGAGCACTCTTGGCGCAATGGTTATACACATCCAGTTCATCCTTAGCTAACAGGTATTTCAGGACAAAATCCTTTATCAGCTCCACGGAGCTCTCCTGTACCTTGTTCTCTTGAATATATACATAGGTAGGCTTATTGCTTCTCTCAGGATAGTACTTAGCAAAGCCATGTTTGTGCAGAAATTTCGCATAGTCATGGGGTAGAATGGTTACTTTCTTTCCATCATTCTGCCAAAATACATCGTCCACATTCTGCACCTCCTTTTTAACGCTTTCAATGATACCACCATTAACGCCTAATTGCTTTTGGATCTCATCCTCAGAGATACCATCCTGAAGCTTTATTTTTACTTTCTTTACGGTACTGTTATCTTCAAAGTAACGGGTACCAAATGGTGCCTTTCTGTATGCGCTCCCAATGGTAACCATTATTTCATGGAGGGTAAAGCCATCCTGCTGATATTGTTGCAGGTAATCCTTAGCAGCATACTCATCCACGCCATACTCAGCCATGCAACAGGCCACCTTATATATCCAGTTATTTCTGCCTGCCTGAAAATTGCCAAAATCAAAGCGCATGATTAAATCAATGATACGATCCTCATTAGTAATGGCTAATACTGGGAGCTTCTCCGATACATGATAACCAACATCCTCAGAGATATCTGTATATATCTCACAAAATTCATTGAGGTAGGCATCGGGATCGTAACTTTCAAAGCATACCCTCGATACGTTACTATTGGCTGCATCAAAATAATCACTTTGTATGTACGTTTCAAATGCTTTAAACCTCCTTTTATGTTCAAACTTATCACTTTCTGGTATCCTTATTACTACCTTGAGGCCATTACCAGATGGGGATGTGAATAGCATATAAACATACGGGCATTCCATGAGCCTTTTTCTTTCCTCCTGCTGTACCTTCTCATTAGGGTACTTATCAAAGTCCAGGATGCAAAGCCCAGAATGGTTTACAAGGCCATCATCTTTGCGCTCATTGAAGGTGCCATTAAACATTATGGCCATGAGCTGGTTCTTGCTCTCAGGATCTCCAGACCTTACCCGTTTAATTTTGGCAATTATATCAGGATTGCCCTGCTTAATACGGTTAAATACTTCTAGAGCTGTGAGCTTGAATGGTGTTTCTTTGGAATTGAATAAACTCCTAAAAACTGAAATTGTGGGGTTATACATAGGGTACAAATATAATTAATGACACAATACTGCCGACAAATGTCGATAAATTTTTTTTATCGTCATGGCTATAAATCAATACAGGCTTACGTTTCAGCGTTTTCATGACGATATGACGATAAATTTTACAAAATTCCATATTAAAAATAGTTAATAGTTATGAGGGGGTATATAAAGAGTAACTGGTTATTGTCATGCTGTCATGACAAAAAAAGGGAGCCGTAACTCCCTTCAATTATAACCCACATTATAATTATGATGGGGTAAATATACGGCCAATTTCCTCACGCTGCATCAATTGTTCAATACTTGTCAACATCTTTGGGGAAAAAACACCGGTAATTGTGAGCTGTACCTCCTGATCATCAAGGTGCATTACCTTCACATCATAGCTATTTACATCCTCTCTGCTGTGGTTAATGAGCTCAGGCAATGGATAGATAGCTCTGAGGTAGTAAGGGTCCTTTTTTTTCCACCAATACTCATGCTCCCTGATCCCGTGAATAACACTAGCATGGTTCTTCCCAAACATCCTACCGATCATTGTTGTGGATAGGTGCCTTCTTTTGTGCAGAAAATTGTAAAGGAAAAACCGTTTGAATGCTATCTCTGGGGTGCGTTTAGGTACATTCAATTGGTACTCTTCTATGATATCAATTATATCCTGGTTAAGGTCTGTTGCTAGTTTGTATCTTTCTTCGTTCATAATGGTAAATTTTTAATAATTTTCTCTAGCACCCTAACTACTATGCTATTGCCTGCCTGTTTGTAGGCTTGACTATCTGATACAGGCCATGTAAATGTATCAGGGAAGTCCATCAATCGGAAGCATTCACGGGGGGTTAATCTGCGTATTTTATAGTTATTAATAGTTGCCTGATTACAAGCTGTGTCCAATGTTTGTGCTACTCCTTTCCCTACTCTGCCTCTCCTCGTTTGACTATTAGGAACTGAAAAGTTTATGCTATCTCCCTCAGTAGCCTCTTCGTATCCTTTGGATGTGGCTGAGTTTATTTTAATTACAGGCTGTCCACTGCCATCCTCATGTGTTCTCCATGTACCTATTTTTATGCTGTTGTCAGTAGGAGCTTGCTTAAACATATTAGCACGTAAACAACTAGCAACGTCATCATCATCTTTGGGTGTAAATATAAATCCTGTCCCCTTTTCGTTATGGTTGTCGTTATGCTTGGTGAATCCGTTAATCATCTTCTCACTTAAAAAATACTTATCCTCCACCTCATTCTCTAGCACATCCTTTAGCCTCTTAGTTAGCTCCTCCTCTTCTGGCCAGGTGAATGTATTATCTTGATCATCTCTAATGCCTATTAAAAATACTCTCTCTCTGTTCTGAGGCACCCCATGCTTTTTAGCATTCAATACTTTGTAATGTAAATGATAAGGTACAGAGCCATCAATAGGCATCATGGTAGTTATTCCGTTAACTGATTTCCCACCTAAATAATCAATCCACTCCTGAAATGTTCTGCCTATCTTATCTTTTTTATTCTCTTTATCATGAGAAAGTAATCCTTTCACATTCTCGAATATAAAAAAACGTGGGTTATTCACTCTAATGAATTCTAAGCTATTAAAGAATAGGATACCTCTCTCATCCTCTTTACCTAATCTCTTCCCTGCCATACTGAATGCTTGACATGGTGGTGATGTCATGTAGATATCCAGGCTCTCTGATGGTATCTCTCTATCATATACATTCATAGGATAGTAATCCGGTTCGCCATAGTTGTGGATGAATGTTTGCCTAGCATACTTATCCATGTCACAGGCAAATACTTCCTGATAATTTATGCCTAATCTCATTAGGGCTTGATTAAACGCTCCTACTCCTGAGAAGTCGCTACCTACTTTAATTGTTGTTTTCATATTTTTTCTATTATAAAATGGCCTAATCTATGGGTGCCTAATCGGTAAAGCTCTCTGGCTTTCCAGTTTGCGAGGGCTTCTGTTGGGAAGTCGTAACTTTCTCTGAGGCTTCCTCCTGCGTAATATAACAATCTAAACATTGGTATTTTGTTTTTAAAATTTGTAAATAAAGTTCTATGTTAAAGGAGCCCCCCCTGTCATGGGGTAGGCTCTGCTTCCGCCACCATCTGGCCATTTCGTACAGGTTCATAATCCGCAGGTCCAGTGTTCATCCCACTCATGCACCCTAGATCCATTGTCGTATCGGATACGTTGGTCATAGATTAGCTCCTGGAGCCAATAGTAAAGGCCTTCCATCTGTACATCATTCAAGGTATATTCATCACCTTCAGATGTGACTGCCTCCACATCATAGATTTCAAAGCTCTGGTCTCTGTACATTCTGAATTTAAATTCTCCTAAATAATCATAGATTTCAAATTCAGCTTGAAATTCATTTCTTTCGCTGTCGTCTGTTATATTGATCCACATATTGCAAAAATTAAAGAGTAATACATTACGGCTGTCATGCCTACTAAAACTATAAAGCTAACTAAGCTGTTTACGTAAGGATCTTTCATATTATAAGTTTTCATAGGTTAATTCTAGAATCATCTCGCAATGAGCCTGGGCAGCAGCTTGCTTGTCGGCATCATCATAATCATTCAGGTAATCAAATGCCTCGCTATCTGTAGTGATGCATGATACCTCTGTACCTTCTACTACTCCAGTTACTCGGTAATGTCCGTAGCTTGAAGTTCTGCTGATTTTTACATTTTCAATTTTCATAATTATTTGTTTTTGGGTTATTAATACTGTACAAAGATATTAAAAGTTTCATATATGCAAAACTTTATGCACAAATTTTTGCATTTTTTAACAAATTAATTTTGAAACCCTTGTAAAATAAAGGAATTAGCTAGAAAATATTTTTTTTCTTTCTATAGATATACTCCTGGTATATACCAAAAACCAATTGACTTAGCTTATTGTAGCTGTTGCAATCTTTACACTTGAGCCAATGGTGTACGGTGCCTGCTCTGGTTACTACCTTCTTATTATATTGGTAGTTAGTACCTCCACATTCTACGCATTCGTACCTATCCCCTCCATGCTGTACGGCATAATTGTGCTGAGGCAATGTATATCCTTGTATCTTATTATATACCTTCTCTAATACCTCAACATCCATCTTGCAATATGCCACCATCTTATCCAATGCCTGCTGATCCTTACGGAAAACTATATCTTTCCACAGGTCAAGCCCTCCAGTTTCCATCTTTGCCCCTACATTTAGAAATTTAGCTATGTAGTCGAGCTTATTACTATTAAAATTAAAGTACTTTCTAGCCAGTTTAAGGGTATCAATGGTCTTAGGATGAGGCATAACATCAATGCCATGTATTAATGCTCTTGTACGTATCCATTTGAGGTCAAATCTATCACCGTTATGAGCTACAATCTCATCCGCCTGTGCCAATAATTTAGTAAATTCCTTCAGCATTGCCTTATCACTTTGGGTTTTACTCCAGGTTAGGCTATGTATCTCCTCCTCACCTTCCCACTTGTAGCAGATACAAATGATTGCCCTCTCATGGATTATATCCTGAGGGTTTATATTAATGTTGTACCCTGTCCTCCAGAATACTCCAACATTGAAACTGGTCTCAATGTCGTAAAACAATCTTTTTCTTATCATAATTTTCTCCAAAGGGCCAGCCTATCTAGTAGGCCTCCCTGCAATAGGTAAGGGATGATTAATCCTAATATTAGGCCCACAACAAATGGCCACCATCTGGTGCGGTACTTTACCTCCTTAACTGCTGCGGCTGCTTTTGCCTGCTCTCTTATCACCTTGACCTCTGTATCTCCTTTTATTTTCAATGTCTTTACCCGTTCACGGTACTCTATACGGGTCTGCCAACGGGTTTTAGGGATTTCTAGCACTTTTGTGTTTATAACCGTATCGCGATATGCGATATATTTCTCCCAAACAATCGTATCATTCTGAATAACAGGGAAGCTGTCCACCTTCAGCACCTGGATAGTATCACTACCCTGCTCAATTTTAAGCCCATTGGCTAGGGCTCGCTTGTAATGATATTGAGCTCGCTTAGGAGCTGAGCAGGATATCAATAGTATTAAAGGTATCAGGTATCTCATATCTCTAGCAATGTATAACTGAAGCAATTGCCGTGAATCTTAGCAGCTTTTTTGCATATAAACATGAAGGTCTCGAAATCTTTTACTCTCTTGAATACCTGACATCCTTCGCTCCAGTTCTCAACCCATGTGCTGTCAGTACCTGCTTTGTGGATGTTTATTCCAAATATGCCGGTATCTTTTCTTACCTCATCAAAATTTAGATCCTTGTTGCCATCCCTCCATACAGCAACCTCTCCGAGCCTCTGACATAGTGCATCATATTTACCTTGGTGTTTATCGATTTTCCAGGTTGCTCTGTATTGTCCAGGTACCAATCGAGCCACTCCTTTTGCATTGTGAAACTGCTGTACTCCTTTTTTTCCAGGGTCAGTAGTTGCATTCCAACAGAAAAACTGCCAGTTACCTAGGCTATCCTTATAAGTAATGGTGATATGATCATCAAATACATTCGTAACCTTATCAGCTATTGATGGGGCATTGTTGCGGATGCCTACAATGTTAACATCATACCCCTTATTTGCGGTATCCTCAAACCACTTATATCCTTTCTCCTTTACGGCTCGCTCGATCTGTTCTCTGGTGTACATATTTCGTCGGTATTTTGTTTTATCTCCTTAGCTCTACTCATTAGCCTCTTAGCACTTTGCCAGAGATCAATGCCCTGCACTGCCTTATAATTCTCATTTATACTGATCACCTCAATGGATGCCAATATCAATGCCATTATTTTGGTTAGCATTAAAGGTACTGTGAAAAACTTTATAACAATATCATTAAGGATAAAATAATCTATTAAATAAAACAAAATCACGGTAATCTCATACAGAAACATCTTAGATATAATACTACTTAGTGCCCTGCTAGTGATGGGTATCTTTGTTTTTTTGGCCTTCCAGATACCTGTAATGGTATCCAGTACAATGGCAAAGCCTATTAAGAATAAAAGCCCGTATATAGGCATAAAAAACGCCATGATTGTTGCTATTAATGCAGGCCATTTAGCCTGGATTGTTGTGAGTAATATGCTGAGCTGTTGCCTCACAGGATCAATATGCTGTTATTATATCCGTTTTCTCTCAAGTTACCACATAAACCTGTGCAGGTTGTGGTCCATTCATTGATGCATGAACAATGATTGAACATTGGCCGTAGGTCGGTATCAGTATTGGCAGCAGAGGTAAAGATAGGGAATAGTGCCTTGTTAGCCAGGAGCCATCTGATTAGACGTTGCTCAAAAAAACTAGCTTTCTGAGCATAGTGCTCCATGCCGAAGGCTACCTCACTTCGGGATACACTAGCAGAATAATCACCGTTCTGAGTTTGTAGCCCTTTGTTCTTTAGTTGGTAGGTCAAACCAAAGACAGCATCCTCTGCTGATCTCCATGCGATAACTGGCTGGATAAATTCTACCAGATCAATCTCATCATTAGTTAAGGTCTGAGCATTATAGGCCGCTAGTAGATGGTTATAAAATACAGTTCCCAGGATAGGCTGTATCCTTAATGCCGATTGTGTTGCAATGTATGGTGTTACATCTGTAACATCCACGTTGGCAGTTATCGGGGTATTGGTCTTTAAATAATTTTCGGTGATAAAATATAACATTATGCAATGGGTTGTGCTGTTGCATTGGCAACGGCTTGTGTTACATCTCCTCCCTCTATTGGCGGTAAGGATGCCAGGGCTCGTATCTCGTTAATGGTCATGGTCTCAAGAACCTTAGTAGCTACCAATGGGCTTAGGCTATTGAGTGCATCATTTGTTTTGCTGGTATCCTCCTCAAGCTCCACGATGGTCTCGTTAATTATTTGGAAGTTGTTAATTGTAAATTCAGCAGGGATACGGGCAATAGAAATAAGCTCGTTGAATATTGTGGTAATCTGGTTGCGTAGCTCCATTACTACGTTTTTCTCGAATATAATGTATGCCTGCTTAATATCGCTACCATTACCGAGAGCTCCTGCTGTTCTGATACCCATGAGGATAGGGTCAATCGTATGAGCAAAGCAAATCTGCTCAGTATTCAATTGTGATGCCTCAAGAAATAGCTTATCATTGTTGTTATTTGGAAGGGCCTCAATCTTTGGGAGCTGGTCCTGGCTATTGGCAAAAAATGCAACAGCTTTACCTGCATTGGCCGCACCTTTTAGCCTGTCAATGGTTTCTTTAATCATGTGCTTCTCCTCCTCTGACTGTGGCCTCTTTGGGAACATCATAGCAAAGGATGGGAAAACGCTGTTTTGAATGTTACTTTTTGCGAAGTACGACAAATCCCCAGAGAGAAACGCAAAATTTAAAGCACTTGTATAGGTAGGGAGCGGATAGTAATCCTGCCCCATCGACTTAATTTCATAGCAATATAGCTGATACTCATCATTGCAGGTGATGTGGTATGGTTTAATCTCTCGTATATCAATTCGAGTGCTCCAGTCATCGCAGATATAGTAGGTTTTTCTATCTCTAGATACCCTTACTTTCTCAGGGCTGATGTTCTCAATCCTGGTTAGCTTACGTTTTTTGTCAAAACACAATTTAAAATAGATACGATTGTGGAGTATTAGCTGTTTTGTGGTAGCCTTTACTATGTGTTTTAGATTGATTTTTTTCTCAAATGTATAAAGCTCTAGTTTTTCCTGAGCTGTCATTTTATCGGTGTTCAATGCGAAGCCTCCACCAATAACAGCATTGGTTTTGTAGTCAACTATAGCACCATGCAACGGTGAGCTGTAATACATTTGATTTAAGAGCTCTGGGTATAATCCATCAGTACCAAAACGTACCTCTTTATTCGTATCATACCTACCATTAACATAGGGTAAGGTTAAATTGCCACGGCCTACAGGAAGGAATGGAGTACTAAAGGATTGATACCCTTCCACTACTTCTGGGCCTTTTGATTTGCTCTTGAAAATATCGTTATACCATGCCATATTAATCGTATATTGAGTTGCCTGCTGGTCCACTTACTACCATTCTGCCCTCCTCAATGACTACTCCTGTAGTTTGTGCAATCGACAAGGGTAAAATAAAGGGAAAATTACTCTCGTATACCTGGTATGTAAATTGGCCCTGGATCAATGAGATATCTGTAGGCTCATTGAGGCTAAATAAATTGTATCTTTCTGGGTAGGCACTTGTATCAGGTGCCGTGAATAATTGAGGGGTACTTGTTGTGTTCATCTCATTGGTGAACACAAATAAATAATGTGGGTTTGCAACCGTTGTAACCTCGGATAAGGTCAGCACGATTTGATTAACCACCCCCTGCTCTAGATAGATCATACCTATATTATTGAATGCCTGATAAGATGTTAAAAAAAAGCCCCCATTTCTGAGGGCCTTTAGATATATTTGGAGTTGATTATTGTACTCCGATATTCTGTAATTGTACAGGGGTCATGTTCACCTCATATGCGAGATAGTCATTTTCCCCGACTAGTGTAACGGAATATTTAGAACCATCAGCCCTGGCCTGGCCAGATCCTTCACCTGTTGCAGAAACTTGCAAGTAAGGGAAGTACCAGTATATACCATTGGCATCCAAAATGATGGCAGTAAGGTACTGCTGTCCACCACCTAGAATCTTAATGGCTCGAGATTTTGCAGCATCTCGTCGGTGAAACATTAGGTTAATTGTAGAGGTAACGAATGAGCTACCATTCACTAGGTCGATGTTACTCTCCTCAGTAAAGTTGGAGGTATTTCGTCTAATGTAGAAGTTTTGAAACAAGTTAACGCCAGCTAATGTGATACCTGTGATTGACCATCCAGCTCCTGCGGATGGGTCTGTAGGAGTGATTGATGCAATCTCATCCTGTTGGTTAATCCAGATACCATAAATACCACCAGAGTTATTGTCGCATGATTTTACTATGTCTTCAAGAACTAAACAAGGCATGATTTAAAGTATTAAAGAGCCCCCATTGCTGAGGGCTCGGTTATTAATTATGAATAGAAAACAATCTCTCCTGGGTTAACGAAGTTGAATCCAACTTTCATGTTAGCACGAGTTCGGATGTAAGGCTCAGCAACTGTATCAGCTAAGTTTACAGCACGAAGATCAGAGCTATCTCCTTCCGCATCGAAAGCATAGATTAAGTTGTCTTTCAATGTCCATACGAAAGTATTGTTAGACATCCCTGGACAAACAACAATCTTAATACCTAAGAATGTCAAAGAAAGATCTTGAGTGATGTATGCCTGAGTGTTACCACCAGCAACACCTAATCGGTAGATATTAACCAATTGAGTAGGCATGTATAATCGAAGGTCTTGAGTTCTTGTTGCAATGGTAGCAGGCAACAATGCGAAAGCAGCAGACAATGCAGCCTCAAGGCCTGTGAAGTTAGTAATGTTACCTGTACCTCCATTGATAACACCTGAACCAGGAGCACCTAACAATTTCTCGTAACCATCACATAGAGCTAAGGTAGGGTTAACTGAACCTGTATCACCTTGCCAACGGATTGACTCGATATCTCCGTTGATTTTGTTAGCCATTTCTGACCAGTAGAAAGACATGAAAGATGCTACAGAGAAATCACCATTTGATCCTTTGCTCATTTGAAGAGACAAGAAAGATTGCTCAAGGTCAAACTGGCAGATTTGAGCCATAGCAGAAAGAGCGCATACATCAATTTCTTTAGCATCTAGGTCATCTGTTGGAGCTGTGAAGGCACAGCTGGAGGCCTGTAGGATGTTACCAAATGTGACAGACGCCAATTTTGTCTTATACTTTACCCCTGGAAGGGCACGGTAGTTATCAGCAGTATCCTCAGACAAATATGCCTTAGAATAAAATGCCTCAGGGTTTGCAGCCAATAAGGCTGTAGGGTCGATGTTCAAATCGAATTTTAATTTACGCATGATTATTTGTTTATAAATTTGTTAACATTAGAAAATCTCTGCTGTACACTTAACGCTACAGCCTCAGCCATCTCCACTTCCTCCTCAACTTCAGCAGTCAAGGCTTGGTCTAATTGGTTTTGTAAATCAGCAATCATAGCTACTAATTGATTTACCTGCTCTTCAATAGCTGGTTTAACAATTGCTAGGACTGCCTCAGCATCTAGCTCAGGATCTACGGCCATGGTTTCCTCTTCAGTTGTTTCAACTGTTTCCTCTTCCTCAACCACAGTATCCTCAAGAGCTACCTCCTCAGAGGCTTCTACTTTTTCGACTTCCTTAATCTCAACAACCTCTCCGTCTTTTACAACGTAGATTTTGCCCTCGATTAGGTGCTCGCCATCGGGTAACTTGTTCATATTTATTTGTTTTTTATTGGTTTGCTCGCTTAATTTCATTCCTAAGTACCCCTCGATGGAAAAGCCAATTTGTTCTTCAGATACTAGCTCTGCATAATATTCCTTATCGGTTACCTGTGCCGTTACCATCAACGTACCCTCTGGTACTTCTATACCAAAGGAGCTGTATGCTTTATCCTTTTTCGGGTTCTCAACTATCCAGGCCTCAAGTACATAGGCAG